GAATACTATAAAAAGTTTTATGAAGAAGTTTTCTTCCCATATCTTTTATCGAATGGGATTAAAATTATTTTTCAGCTAGGAGATTTGTTTGATCGCCGAAAGTTCATTAACTTCAATTCGCTTTACTTAGCTAGAAAATATTTTTTTGATAGATGCCGTGATGAAGGAATTGAACTTCACACTCTTCTTGGTAATCATGATGTTTCTTTCAAGAATACTCTTCAAGTAAACTCTTCAGAATTGCTATTGAGAGAGTACGATAATATCACAATCTATAGAGACTTCAGTAAAGTTTCTTTTGATGATATGATTGATATCGTTCCTTGGATCTGTGATGAGAATGAAGAAGAAATCATGAATCAGATTTCACAATCTAAATCTCAAATATGTTTCGGGCATTTTGAGATTTCTGGTTTTGAGATGGATCGAGGCAATGTTTGCCATGACGGTATAGATAAAAAACTTCTGGAACGATATGATGTAGTTTTGACTGGGCATTTTCACCATAAGTCTAGCAGCGGCAATATTACCTATGTTGGTACTCCTGGTGAAATGACTTGGGCAGATTACCAAGATGAGAGAGGCTTTCATATATTTGATACCTCAACAAGAGAGTTGACATTTATTCGAAACCCATATACAATGTTCAATAAACTTTGTTATGATGATACCGAAAATGATTTCGATTATTATAAAAAGTTTAATTATGAGCAGTTCAAAAACACTTATGTAAAAATCGTTGTTGTGAAAAAGACAAATGCTTTTCTTTTCGATTCGGTAATTGACAACTTGATTAAATCTGGCGCCGCAGATGTATCGATTGTTGAAGAGTATACCGATATGTCAATTACGCAAGATGAAGAGTTGGTCAATCAAGCAGAAGACACAATAACTATTTTATCTAAGTACATAGATGGGCTTCAAACAAACGTCGAGTCTGATAAACTTAAAAACTTAATGCGTGAATTATATGTTGAATCTTTGAACGTTGAAACTTCAGAATGATCTTTTTCAAATCAATAAAATTCAAAAACTTTTTATCTACAGGCAATTACTTCACAGAAATAAATCTTTCTGGTAATAGTAATACTCTAGTTATTGGAACAAATGGCGCAGGCAAATCTACAATGCTTGATGCCCTTTGTTTCGTTTTGTTTGGGAAAGCATTTCGTAATATCAACAAACCTCAACTGATCAATAGTATCAATCAAAAAGATTGTGTCGTAGAGTGTGAATTTAGAATTGGAAAAAGAGAGTATAAAATTGTTCGCGGAATAAAACCTGCGGTATTCGAAATTTATCTCGATGGGCAGTTGTTGAATCAAGAAGCGGCATCTAAAGACTATCAAGAAATTTTAGAAAAACAAATCCTGAAACTGAATTACAAATCATTCACTCAGATTGTAATACTTGGTTCTGCATCTTTTGTTCCTTTCATGCAGTTGTCTGCTGCTGATCGTCGTGCTATTATCGAAGACCTTTTAGATATTCAAATCTTTTCGACAATGAATAATATTCTAAAAGATAAAATCTCAGTTAACAAAGAAGAGATTCAGTCTAACAAACATAGTGCTGAACTTACAAAAACGAAATATGATATGCAAAAAGATCATATTGAAAAACTGAGTAAGTCGAATGATGAATTGATTCTTGAAAAGAAAGCGCAAATAGATTCTGCAAAATCTGATATAGAAAAAACACAGGAAGTTATTAATTCAATCAATTCAGAAATCGAATCTTTGACGAATGAAATTCTTCATAAACAGTTTACTGAAAAAAAGCATAAAAAATTATTTCAATTCGAAACACAGATAGAAACTAATCTATCGTCGTATAAAAAGAATTTGAAATTTTATCACGAAAAAGATGATTGCCCGACGTGCCAACAGTTAATACAACCAGAATTTAAGAAAAAGCAAATAAAAATATTGACTGAAAAGATACATAAGTCGGAAGACGGTCTAGAAAAGCTGAGTAAAGAGATTGATGAATATCAAAATAAATTAAATCGAATTAAAATAGTTTCCGATACAATACAATTAAAACAAGTACAGATTGCATCAAACACAATGACCGTTGTTGAAACTACGAAATATATTGAACGATTGACTAAAGAATACCTATCTCTCGCAAATGCTAAACAGGACTTAAAAAAAGAAGTTGTCAAACTCGAAGAACTAAAAAATGAATTGAATGTCTTAGATGAAAAGAAAAAAGAATTGATTGAACAAAAAACATATTATGAAACTGCATCGTTATTGTTAAAAGATACTGGAATTAAAACTAAAATCATTCGTCAATACTTACCAGTTATTAATAAGTTGGTTAATAAGTATCTTTCTTCTTTAGATTTCTTTGTGAATTTTAATTTGGATGAGTCTTTCAAAGAAACGATTAAATCTAGATACCGAGATGAGTTTAGCTATTCTTCTTTCAGTGAAGGTGAAAAACAGAGAATTGATATGGCATTAATGTTAACTTGGCGCGCAGTTGCTAAGTTGAAAAACTCTGCAAATACAAATCTTCTCATATTAGATGAAGTGTTTGATTCTTCCCTAGATAATAATGGAACAGAGTACCTAATGCAAATCCTAAATATGCTAGAAAATGTGAATCTCTTTGTCATTTCGCATAAAGGTGATATTCTGCAAGATAAATTTAGAAATATAATTCGTTTTGAAAAGGTAAATAATTTTTCAAGGATAGTAAAATGAGTGAAGATGTTTTAGTAATTAATACAGAAGCACCTAAAGGAACTGCTCCAGTCAAGTTGACAAGTGAACCTTTGGTTGTTTTTGATGATAAGTGTTCTACATTAAAAGAAGTCATGCCTGAGTTTGACGTTAAGATAATCAAGAACGCAGAAGTGCAGAATTTTATCGAACGTCTAAAGAAAGCGATGGTTCAATACAATGGGTTGGGTTTATCAGCTAATCAATGTGGGTACAGACTTCGAATGTTTGTGATGGGAACTTCTGAAGATCAAATTGTTTGCATCAATCCCAGAATTTTGGAAAAAGAAGAAGAGCCTGTTAAAATGCGAGAAGGATGCCTTTCACATCCTGGTTTGTTTTTGAATGTTCCTAGATATAGTAGGATTCTAGTTGCATATCACAATGATCGCGGAAAAGAAGATTCACATTGGTTGGAAGGAATGACAGCACAAGTATTTCAACATGAACTCGATCATATGAATGGGATTGATTTCACCGATCATGTAAAACCTCTCGCATTGAGAATGGCGAAAGAAAAACAGACAAAACTTTTGAAGAAAATCAAGAGAATGAAATGAAACCCTGGCAAAATGGATTTGATTTAGATTATTTGAAGAGTGTAGAAGAGAAGTATAAAGTCTACAATAAGTATGCTTTTTCTAAGTTTGCTCAAGTAAAAAAGAATACAGTAGCAGACTTGCTTTCGAAAGAAACTCTTAAAATTTTATCTGAAGATACTTTTATTGATATTGCTAATGTTAAAGTTGGCTCAAACATTACGATGTATGGTGATACTGTCATAGGCAATAAAAAAAGAGGCGATTCTGTTATAACTAAGTTAACGGGAGATACTAAACTTCTTCAAGAAGCTATCAATCAAATTCAAACAGATTCTTGGCTTTATGTTTGGGCTGAAAATTCTGAGCACAAGAAACTTGCAGAAGATTGTAATTTTTGTTATGTCGGCTCTAAAATTACAACATATAGCGAAATATATTCAATATACTATCGAGGTTCATATAGAGATTTTCCAGTAGTTGATCCTGCTGAAAATGTCAGTGTGAAAAAGTTGCAAAGCAGGGAAGACTTATTGAGTGTTGCGAATAAAATTTCTGATCGTCTAAAAGAGTTGCCAGATTTCTCAAATCATTTTAGTTCGTATAATAAGAAAGATACCTGGTCAGCATTGTCTCTTCGAGGCTTCAGACCTGAACCAGAGTTTATCGGCAAGCCACTTAAGAATGAAAAGTTTAAGAGTGGCTATTCAGACTTCAGTTTACAAGACACTGAACTGATGAAATTGTTTCCAGAAGTTTCTGTATTGACAAGTGAATTGAATTGTGAGAGAATACGATTTATGCGGCTTGAACCAGGCAATGGTGAACTTACTCGGCATACCGATCAAGTTGATCCTGAGATGGGAGGAACAAAAGGCAAATTGTCTAGACTTCATTTCCCAATTATTACGAATGATGATGTAGTATTCACCGTCTGGGAACCCTCTGGTAATAAACTCGAAGTGAATATGAAACCAGGAGAGTGTTGGTTTCTCGATACAAGAAAACCTCACCGAGTTATTAATGGCGGTAATACGCCAAGAATACATTTAGTTATAGATTGTATAACTGATGACAATTTACATACTAGGATTATAAAATGAATATTGCTACGATGAATGATTTTGATTCGATACTGACGATTTTTCAGCCGTATAAGAAAACTTATTTTTCGCATATTCGGCAAGATTATATCAAAAGAAATGTTGAGGCAGGAAAAGTTATACTTGAAGATGGTGTCGTAATCATTTATAATGTTTATAAGAGAAGGCAAAAGATTGGAAATGCTATGGCGCAAAGAGGGGATGTACACTTAATGCAGATAGCATCAGCCTCTCAGGGAAATGGAAATGCATCAAGAATATTGAATGATTTCTTTAGAGAAATGGGTACGAATGTTTGGTTATCTGTTCGAGCAGAAAATAGTCGAGCGAGAGCATTCTACGAAAAAAATAAAATGATCGCTATCAGTGATATCAGTTGGGCAAATGGAAAAGTTCCTGGTGTAGTTTACCTTTACGGAAAAGAAACTCAATGAAACATTTTTACGAAAAAAATAGAGAGCTAATCGAATCTGATGTTAACAAACTTTTTGAAGAAGTTTTGGTAATGGATGATGACCAGTTTAGAAACTGGGTAATCAATCTTCGAAAAACTGTAGTGTATCTATGGGATGAAAAAGGAAATCCACCAAGAGTTGGATATGATGAAGATGAAATTATTGAGCAATTCAATAAGATGACTTCTTTTCCTGTTCACGAGTTTCTGGTTGAAGATGAATACACGAATACGAAAGATGTAATTCGTAACACAAGTGTAATCGGTAATGCTGTAAATCAATGGTTTCCAACCATGATGAAAACGCGAATCAATTATACGAAAGATGTGAACAAGGGAAAATCTATTTACGATTATTTCGCAAAAGATTCTCTGCTTGATACATTTGTCACGTATGCATCAAGACATTTCAAAAGAGATTCTTTCTATGCATATTCTCAACAAGTCAAAGTTGGGCAAAAGATTGATCAGATCGGTTCCCTTTACTACTACGTTAAAGATGGAGTAGATTTTATTCGTTGGTTCGAAGAAAATGCAAGAGTTTATGCTACTCATGATTATTGGATTGAAAGTAAAGAAGATCAAGACTATACTGGGTATAATGAAGAATTAAAGACCACAAAGTTTTTAACACTTACAAAAGATCAATTAGACTCATTAAACATACCTAAACATTGTTTAACGAATGCTTTACATAAACAAACTAACTCATTTCGTATTCGACTATATGAAAAAGGGCAGAGATTATTTCCCGTCGGTTTAAAAGCGTTTCGAGTATCATTCTGTCAATATGCAGTAAACTTTCCTCCATTAACTGCAAAATATTTGTATGAAAGATTCACTGATGATTTTAGAAAACAAGATAGAATTGTAATCTATGATCCTTCATCGGGTTGGGGTGGGCGTTTACTTGGTGCACTGACTGTTGATGATGAGCGCAATATACATTATGTTGGTACTGACCCGAATACGGATCATAATACTGAGAACGGCAGAACAAAATATCATGAGTTTGCTGATTTCTTTAATACTAAAACCACGCGAGCAGTAGGTACATTATTTCCTAAAACTCACACATATGAAATTTTTCAACACGGATCCGAAGAGATTCATAAGGATCAAAAATTTCAAAAGTATAAAGGTGAGATTGATTTAATTTTCACTTCACCACCTTACTTCGCAAAAGAAGCATACTCTGAAGATGAAGAGCAATCATATAAAAAGTTTTCACAATATGATTTATGGAAAGAAGGTTTTCTCAGAAAAACATTAGAAACTTGTGTTGAATATTTGAAAAATGACAGATATTTACTTTGGAATATTGCAGATGCGGTATTTGATGGAGATTTATTGCCATTAGAACAAGATTCAATTGATATTCTAACTTCACTCGGTATGATATATAAAGGCAAACTTAAAATGGCACTAGCGCAAATGCCAGGCAGTAATAGAGTAGATACAGAAACGGGCTTGCCAAAATCTAAAAATTTCTGTAAAGTAAATGGTATGTGGTTAAAGTACGAACCAATATTCGTTTTCTATAAGCCATAAGTGTTGTTTTTCTGCAACAAGCATATTGACAGAAGGATCTAGACTTGCTACAATACTCTCAATTGATGAGGGAATTATATGCAACATACTGTTGATTCTAAGTCTAAGTTAGCCAAACTGATGGCTACAGAAAATCTTACGATTGAACATCGTAAGCTCGAAACCGCATCCTTCAATCTTAAAGATCGTGTACTTTATGTTCCTATCTGGAAAGATATGAGCGGCGATCTTTATGATCTTCTACTCGGTCATGAAGTCGGACATGCACTCGAAACTCCTGCTGAAGGCTGGCACAATGCAGTCTTAGGCACTGGCAAGTTTGATCGAAACTTCAAAGCGTTTTTGAATGTGGTTGAAGATTCTCGCATTGAGAAAAAAATCAAACGCCGTTACCCTGGGCTTCGCCAGTCTTTCGTTCGTGGTTACAATGAATTGATCTCCCGCGACTTTTTCGGTTTGAAAGGTCGTGATATCAATAAGATGGCATTCATTGACCGACTGAATCTGTACACTAAGAGTGCCGCTACTAATGACATTCAATTTACTGAAGAAGAATGGCAGATGGTGCGCGAGGTCGAAGCCTGCGAGACTTGGCAAGATGTTCTCGAAATAACGAAAGCTATTTTCGATTATTCTAAAGAAGAGCAAAAAGAGATGATGGAAAAATCTCTTGCCAGTTCTCCTCTTCCTATGTCTTCTGATGAAGATTCGGAAGATGGTGAGCCAGATGATAGTGAGTTTGATTCAGACGATGGTAATTCTAATGAAGACTATTCGCAAGACTTCGGTGATTATAGCGAAGACGATGGCGAGTTCGATAACGGTCGCAATATTGTAAAAGATAAACCTTCAAGTGAGTCTAACGGTTACGATGAAGACTTTGTTCCTAATTGCGAAACCGATAATAACTTTCGCCGAAATGAATCTCAACTTCTGAGTGAACAAAATTTCGAATATGTGTATGTGAATTTTCCTTATCCAAAATATGAGAATATCATAACCGATTCTGAAGTGGTTCATAAAAATATGAATCAGTTTTGGAAATCTATGTTCCCAGATTACCCAGAGAAACGTGAGTCCCTTTACTCAGATTTTCGCAAAAAAAATGAGAAATATATCTCTCTTCTAGCCAAAGAATTTGAGATGCGTAAATCTGCTACGAAATATTCGAAGCAGAAAATCTCCGAGACCGGTGACATTGATATCTCTCGCATTTACAAGTATCAATTGGATGATAATATCTTTCGTAAAGTAACAAAAGTTCCGAAAGGTAAGTCTCACGGTCTTGTAATGATGTTTGATCGTTCAGGATCGATGAAAGATAATTTGACTGGTACGATTGAACAAATTCTAGTCTTAGCATTGTTTTGCAAAAAAGTAAATATTCCGTTTGTTGTTTATGGATTCGGTAATGAGGGTAGCGGTTACTTTATTGACCATGGAAAAAATTCTGGCGACTCTTTCACTAAAGAAAATAATTCTCTAAGTCTTGGGAATGTGTATCTTCGAAATTACTTAGATTCGAAAATGCCAATATCGAAGTTCAATCAAGCAGTTAAGAATCTTGTTTGTTTGTCCAATGCATACAGCAGTTCACGTAGGTTTTATATTCCTAATTCTGAGCCGTTGTCTAACACTCCTCTGATTGAGGCTGTGGTAGCTTTGCGAGACATTACTCTTCAATTTCGGAAGAATAATAATCTTGACATTGTAAAAACTGTGATTCTTCACGACGGTGATGCTGATGCAATTAATCATTATATTAATGCTGAAGGAAATTATTCTCTGTTGAATCCGAAACGTAAAAATTGTTTTCTAGTTGATAAGAAAGAAAAATTTCAAGTCAAAGTAAACGAATATGAAAACGATTATGGCTTGCGCGAAGCAGTTATGAATTGGTATGCTGAAACTGCAAAATCGGATATTATCGGTTTCTTTATCACTTCGAGTAGTGGTCAATACATTCGAAATAGTATTCGAGAAAAATACTTCGATGTAGATGGTAAAAACATTGTCGAAAAACTAACTGGAGAAGCTAAGATTCGTGGTCATGGTAACTATACTTTAGTTAATGAAGCATGTAACGAACTTGCTAAAAAACTAAAACAAGAAAAGTTTCTTGAGTCAAATAATCGTGGGTACAATAAATTCTTTATGATTCCTGGAGGTTCCGATATTCGAATTGAATCTGATGAATTGGAAATTGAAGGTAATGTAAGTCAAAGTAAAATTCGTAATGCATTTATCCGAATGAGTAAAAAGAAACAAGTTAGCCGAGTGCTAGTGAATCGTTTCATAGGGGAAATTGCTGTATGATTTTTACAACACTCGACTTGACAACCTCTGTGGTTAGTGTATAATAGACTTATTAATTGACAGGAGTTTTCGTTATGCGTACCGTGCAATCTGATAAACGTGAAAAATTTCTTTCCATTCTTCGCGCTACTGGTAAAAGCGTACTCTCTCGGCAAGAGATTAAATCTATTTGCCGTGAAAATGAATTGACATTTCCTCAGTGGTTTCTGAATGACGATGAAAACCGTGCAGGTCGTGGACTATATAAAGTTCCTGTAGATACTGTACACCTGGCTGTAATTCCTATGAAAAAACCTGAACCGGTTGTTTCTAGTGGCAATCGTATTTCGAGTGTTACTACTGAACTTGAAACCGAGAATTTGATTCCTGAACAGTACAAAAACTATGTACCGTTTGGTAACTATGATGACATTCTAGCTATTGTAAAGAGTAATCAATTCTTTCCAGTCTTTATCACAGGTCAATCCGGTAACGGTAAAACCATGTCAGTTGAACAGGCTTGCGCTAAAGCCAAACGTAAATTCGTATGCGTTTCAATGACTCCTGATACGGATGAGTCTGATCTTCTCGGTAACTATGTTCTAATCAACGGACAGATGGAATGGCGTGATGGTCCTGTAACGGTTGCTGCTCGCCAAGGTGCAGTTTTGTGTATCGATGAGATTGACTATGGTGCTCAGAATCTTTCCTGTCTTCAGCGTGTACTAGAGGGTAAGCCTTTTCTTTTGAAGAAAAAGAATGAGATTGTTCATCCTGCTGAAGGTTTTACTATCGTAGCAACTGCAAATACGAAAGGTAAAGGTAGCGAAGATGGTCGCTATATGTTTACCAACGTATTGAATGAAGCCTTTCTTGAGCGTTTTCTGAATACTTTCGAACAAGAATTTCCTCCTATGAAAGTTGAAGAAAAAATTGTTCGCAGTGAGCTTGATTCTCTCGGATGCTCAGATGATGATTTCGCTAAGAAACTTGTTTCGTGGGCTGATGTAATTCGCAAGACTTTTGCAGAAGGTGGTGTTGATGAAATTATCTCCACTCGCCGTCTAGTACATATCGTCAAAACGTATAGTATTCATAAGAATCGTTTGAAGGCTATTGAACTCTGCTTGAATCGTTTTGATGTTGATACGAAAGTTTCTTTCATGGATCTGTATACGAAACTTGATGCAGAAGTAAAGCCAGCTGATGTTTCTGTTTCTACCGAAGTTAAAGTTGGCGAAGAAAATCCATTCTAATTATTGCCTTCAGGACCTATTGACTTGATAGGTCCTGTTATGTTATTATGTTCGTATCTTGAGATAACGACCGCCTCTCAAGTAAAATAAAAGTGCGGTTTTATTATGGAGTTTTTTATGACTAAAATGACCGCTAAAGAAAAGATGCTTAATGCTCTTACTAAAACTGGTGGATACAATACCTTCACTGTTGCTCAGGCTCGCGCACGTTTCGGAGTTAAGAATGTCGCTGCTCGAATCAATGAACTTCGAGAAGAAGGTTATCCAATTTACACTAATACCCGTAAACTCTCCGATGGTCGTACCATCAGTTTCTATCGCCTTGGTCAACCAACTCGGCGTATGATTGCAGAAGGGATAAAATCTCTTCGTAGTCAAGGAGTTAGCACTTTCGCCTAATCTATAGTGATTTAGGTAAAAGGAAGCGATATATAGAAGTGTCGCTTCCTTTTTTTATTTTATGGGTGTATTATGGAAATTAAAGTTAAAGTTGAAGAATTGAAGAAAAACAAGCTATTCATTGCTACACCAATGTACGGTGGAATGGCTCATGGAATGTATGTAAAATCTTGTCTCGATCTTCAAGGAATTATGTCTAAGTATGGAGTGGAAACAAGGTTTTCTTTTTTGTTTAATGAATCTCTAATCACTCGCGCACGAAATTATTTGGCTGATGAATTTCTTCGGTCCGATTGTACGCACCTACTCTTTATCGATTCGGACATTCACTATAGTCCTCAAGACGTTATAGCACTACTAGCACTCGATAAGGATGTAATTGGTGGTCCTTATCCAAAGAAGTCTATTAACTGGAACAATGTAGCCCTTGCTGCACGTAAACATCCAGAACTTTCTCCGAATGAACTAGAAACTCTTGTTGGTGACTATGTGTTCAATGTTGTGAAAGGCACACAACAATTTACTGTAACTGAACCTCTTGAAGTATTGGAGATCGGAACAGGATTTATGTTGATCAAACGGAATGTATTCGAAAAAATGGAGAAATCATATCCACAACTTCGTTACAGACCTGATCATATTGGGCAAGCTAACTTCGATGGCTCTAGGTACATTCATGCATACTTTGATACTATCATTGATTCGAAAGATAGTGCAACGGGTGGTGGCACCGATAGGTATCTCTCAGAAGATTATATGTTTTGTCAGCTTTGGAGAAAAATCGGTGGGCAAATCTATTTGTGCCCATGGATGAAAACTCAACACATCGGAACATATCCATTTACTGGTAACATGCCAAAGATTGCTGAACTTACTGGGAGACTGTAATGGCTAAATTTGAAGATGATGACTTTGAAGATGTAGTGAAGGCTTCTCAAACTGCTACAACAGGCGGCCGTAAATTTGACGGCAATAAACTAGAGTATGGTTTACTTCCGCCTGCTGCTTTGAAAGCTACCGTTGATGTATTGACTTTCGGTGCTCAGAAGTATGAGCGTGACAATTGGAAAAAAGTTCCAGACTCTAAGCGTAGATACTTTGATGCATTACAAAGGCATCTATGGGCATACAAAGAAGGAGAGCAATTCGATCCCGAGTCTGGGAAACATCACCTAGCACATGCTATGTGTTGCTTGATGTTTTTGTATGAACATGATATGATCTACTCTGTAGAATCCCATCAGGGAACTCTCGATTTGAATATTCAACATAGTGAAAAGTAAAAGGAAACTTATATAATGAAACTCTCTAAAGAAACTCTAGGCATTCTGAAAAACTTTGCTACGATTAATGATGGTTTGGTATTTCGTGCAGGCAATGTAATTCGCACTTGTGATCCTCAGAAGCAGATTCTTGCTGAAACTGTGATTACAGAAAACATCCCCTCAGATTTTGCGATTTACGATTTGAATCGTTTTCTTTCTGTGATTAGTCTTCATGATGAAAATACTGAAATCGAACTTGGCGATAACAACAAGTCTGCTTTTCTAATGAGCGGTCGAAAGAAAACTAATTATCGTTTGTGCGACACTACGATGATTAAGAATGCTCCAGAAAAAGCTATCGTAATGCCATCAGTCGATGTAAGTTTCACTCTATCGACAACTGATCTAGACTCGATTCTTCGTTCTGCTTCTGTTCTTGGTAGTCCTCATGTTGCAGTAACATCCGATGGTTCTAAGATTTACGTTGCCCAACTTGATAGCAAAAATAGTTCTGCACACTCAAGTCAGATTGAAATTGCTAATGGTGATGGTAAAAAATATAACTTGATTTTTAAGACTGAAAATCTTCGTATGGTTCCAGGCAACTATGATGTGTTAATTTCTTTCAAGGGAATCGCACACTTCAAAAACAAAGAAAAACCAATTCAATATTGGGTTGCAACTGAAGTAGGTTCTACTAGCCAGGCTTGATGTTTTATTTTTATATTATGAGGAACTATGAATCATTTAATTTGGGCGGAGAAGTATCGACCAGAAACTATTGACAAGTGTATTCTTCCTGAGAGGCTGAAGAAGCCTTTTCAGGAATATGTCAACTCTGGGAATATTCCACACCTGCTTCTGCATGGCGGTGCAGGTGTTGGAAAAACAACTGTAGCTAAAGCATTATGTAATGAGATTGGTGCCGACTTCATTATGATCAATGGATCTGATGAGTCTGGCATCGATGTTTTTCGTACTAAGATCAAAGACTTTGCATCATCAGTTTCGTTTACTGGTGGTCGCAAAGTCATCATCATCGATGAAGCAGACTATTTGAATCCCAATTCGACTCAGCCTGCACTTCGTAATGCAATGGAAGAGTTTGCAGGCAACTGTTCTTTCATCTTTACTTGCAACTTCAAGAATCGTATTATTGATCCTTTGCACTCTCGTTGTGCAGTTGTAGACTTCACTCTAAAATCTGAAGAAAAAGTTCAGATGGCGAGCCTATTCTTCAAGAGGGTTCATCAAATTTTAGAGATGGAAAATGTCGAGTTTGATGCAAAGGTTCTAGCTGAAGTAGTCAAGAAACATTTTCCAGATTTTCGTAGAACGATCAATGAACTTCAACGGTATTCTAAGTTCGGTAAAATCGACACTGGGATCCTATCTCAAGTCGGTGATGTATCTATCACAGAGATCGTAAAAGCACTCAAAGAAAAAGATTTCGGTGCTATTCGTAAATGGGTAGCATCGAATGATGTTGATCCCGCGACTCTGTATAGAAAAATCTATGATAGTCTATATGATATCTTACAACCTCAAAGCATTCCTCAAGCTGTAATTATTCTCGCAGACTATCAATACAAACAAGCATTTGTAGCAGATACACAAATCAATACGGTTGCTTGTCTGACTGAACTCATGGTAAGCCTGGAGTTCAAATGATTATAAACACTATCTACGGATCCGAAAAAGTTTTAACAAAAGTATGCGTTTATTGTAAACAGAATAAATCTATATTTGATTTTCCAAAACATACAGGTCGCCTTGATCAACTAGATACGCGGTGTAGGCCTTGCATTAAAGAGAGAGAAAAAGATGTAAGGAAGATTCGAAAATCTGCTAAACCAATGACTGAATTCTGTGAATGTTGTGGTAAAAAACCTGAAGAGACAAGTAAAGCGAGGTTGAAGAAATTGGTTTTAGACCACGATCCGATCACAAAAAAGTTCAGGGGATGGTTATGTGAAGACTGTAATCTTGCAATAGGGTGTTTAGGAGACAATATTGAAGGATTAAATAGGGCACTGGATTATCTGAAGAGGACTTCATGAATCCTTTTGATTACGTAAACCAAATCTTACAAGGAAAAAAGAACCTTATTGTCGATGAATACACAGAAAAGTCTTATGAACCGTTTCTGGTGAATCGTGCTCTTTCCTATCATTTTGATTGCATCATGTTTGCAAATGAGATGAATCGGCGCCCATTTATAGATAAAAAATTGCAAAATGATTTTTTAATAAATACAGTAAGGTCGAGAAAAAGACCTTTCAATAAGTGGGTTAAGGCTGAAAAAAGTGAAGACATAGCATGTATCAAGACTTTCTATGGTCTATCAACTGAAAAAGCACAAGAAGTCCTAAGTCTGCTTACTGAAGAGCAATTACAACAATTAAAAGAAAAAACCGCGGAAGGCGGGCTGGGGACGTAGCATGGTAGACTTAGCAACTTTTGTAGAAGTAACTCTCAATGAGCAAGACGATTTTCTTAAAGTTAGAGAAACTTTAACCAGAATTGGTGTGTCTTCGCGGAAAGAAAAGACGCTATATCAATCTTGTCATATCTTACACAAGAGAGGGCAATATTACATCGTTCACTTCAAGGAACTCTTTTCTTTGGATGGAAAACCTGCTAATATATCTGACAATGATATCGAACGCAGAAACGCAATCGCTAAACTTTTAGAAGAATGGGGTCTTGTTAAAATCGTCAACCCTTCTATCATGGAAGGAAAAATGGCACCGCTACACCAGATCAAGATCATTTCTTATAAAGAAAAAGATGATTGGGAACTTGTAAGTAAATATAACATTGGAAAAAAGACATTAAGTTGAAGGTGAAAAATGAAGAAGGTGGAAGAAAAAATCACCAAACTGAAGAACATCTACACTGGTGAAATTGTTTGCACTAGCAGTCTTTTCGAAAAAAGACAGGACAAATCTTACACTTTTATCACAGTATTTAAAGAAGAAAATCCACAAAGAAAATATTTGGTAAATGAGGAAGCATTCGTTCCTTTGACTAAATAAGAATATTCCTCGGGATGGGAACAGGCTGGCACCCTGTAAATCTGCCACCAATGCCTTCGGGGTTGGTTTATTTTAACTTGCTTAATTAAGGAGAAAAAAATGGGTAATGATTTATCACTTGGTCGTATTTCTTTTGGTCCTCTTGTTCCTTCAACTGTCGGGTTTGATCGTCTGTTTAATGCATTCGAAAACTTGGCTCATGAAAAACTTCCTTCACATACCTTTCCTCCTCATAATATCGTAAAAGAAAATGACAACAAGTATCTTGTCGAACTTGCAGTAGCAGGTTTTTCACAAGATGAAATTGACATTGAGGTTGTAAAGGGGGTTCTCACAATCACAGGAAAGAAAGCGGATAAGAATGATAATCGTTCTTATTTGCATCATGGCATCGGCTACCGCTCTTTCAAGAAAACTGTGCAGATGGCAGACACGGTTAGAGTCAATGGAGCGAGCCTAGAGCACGGAATTCTAACGGTTGAGCTAGAGAACATCATCCCAGAAGAAAGCCTCCCAAAACGCATTCCTATTGTTGCTAAAAAACAACAACTTCTACAGGAATAACTCTTGACAGGAACCCCTTTCCATGTTAGTATAATATGGAAAGGGGAATTACATTATGAAAATAGCACTCGCATCTGATATACACTTAGAGTTCGGTCCAATCTCATTGAAAAATGAAGAGTCGGCTGATGTTCTAGTTTTATCTGGTGATATCTGTGTTGCAAAACGATTCGAAGAAATCGAAGAAGTGTTTTTTGAAGAATGTTCTAAACAATTTTCAAATGTAATTTATATCATGGGTAACCATGAGCATTATGGAGGGGATCTTCGAGCAAGTAAAACCATATTGTCGGTGAAGTTGAAGCGATTCGAAAATGTTTTTCTTCTTGAGAAAGAATCAAAAGTCATAGATGATGTTACTTTCGTATGTGGTACTTTATGGACCGATATGAATCGTAATGATCCATCTACTCTGTTTCATGTCAAACAAGTTATGAATGACTTTAGAACTATTCGCAATGGACAAAACAAAGTTCTTACTCCAGAATTTGTTTATGAAGAGCATAAAAATACTTTAGATTATATTCGTGATGCAACTACAGATACGACAAAAAAATATGTTGTCATTGGGCACCATGCCCCTTCAAAACTGTCTGTCAAACCAAAGTATAAAGATGATGTTTTAAGTAACGGAGCTTATTCTAGCGATCTTTCTGAATTTATTTTAGATCGCCCACAAATTAAATTGTGGACACATGGACATACTCATGATGAATTTGATTATATGATTGGAGAAACTAGAATCGTATGTAATCCTCGCGGCTACATTGGTTATGAATCAAGAGCAGATAGTTTTAAATTAAAATACTACACACTATAAAGGATAAAAATGAAAACCTCGGTAACACTAAAAAATCTTGAGAGTGCTTTAGCTGGCGAATCCATGGCACATATCAAGTATCGTTATTTTGCCAGAATCGCTCGGGCTGAAGGATTCGAAGATGTAGCAAAACACTTCGAACATACCGCAGATCAAGAAATCAAACATGCATGGGGACACCTTGAATTGTTGATCGGCAAACCATCAACTAAAGAGTGCCTAGAAAAAGCAATTGCTGGCGAGACTTATGAGTACACAGAAATGTATCCTCAATTCGAAGCTATTGCAATGACTGAAGGTGATATCGAATCTTCAAAAGAATTTCAAGATCAGACTCAAGAATCTAAAGAACATGCGCGTGAATTTATCGAACTTCTAGAGAAAGCAGAAAAGCGTTTTCATGCTTTGAAGAAAGTTGAAGAGCGCCATGCGAATGCATATAAACAAGTATTGGAGGCTCTATGAAACCAGATTACGTTTGTGTAGTGTGCGGGCATGTGCATGATGAAGCAACAGAAGGTAAATGGGAAGAATTGCCTGATGACTTTACTTGCCCCGAGTGTGGTGTAGGTAAAGATGAATATGAGGCACTGTGAAATCATCTTTCGGCATGTAAAACTCATAAATAGGAGGTATGAAACATAAACATCACATACTTCCTAAACATATGGGCGGATCGGATGATCCGTCCAACTTAATTGAACTAACCAGGGAAGAACATGCCAAAGAACATCTTAAACTTTACGAAAAATACGGTAAAAAAGAAGATTTGGGGGCGTACTATTTGCTTTCAGGACAAACTGATGAAGCTATGAGAATTTGCGCTTCTTTAGGAGGAAAGGTTCAAGGATCTAAAAATAGAGATAGTGGACATATGAAAAATATCCAAAAACTTGGAGCATCGGCCGGCGGAAAAAGAAGTTCTGAAGTTTGTCGAGAATTGAAAACTAATGCTTTTTTTAATCCCCATTTAAGATCCGAAATAGCTAAACTGGGTGGAAAAGCTCAAGGTAAAATTAATGCGGATTCTGGACATTTAAAAAGAATTGCACAATTACCCAATAAAAGAAATTTAGGAATGATCTGGATTACGAATGGAATTGAAAATAGAATGATTGATGAAAGGGATACAATTCGAGATGGATGGAGAAAAGGAAAAACTCAAAAAAGAAAAGTATAATAAACTATACTTGGATCTTGCTACTAGAATTTCGGAGATGTCATACGCACAAAGATTGCATGTCGGTGTTGTTATAGTTAAGGATAATAATATAATAAGTTTTGGCTGGAATGGAATGCCCTCAGGGTGGGATAATAAATGCGAAGACGCCATAGGGCTTCCTTATTATGGAGAAGAACCTACACTAAAAACCAAACCAGAGGTGCTTCATGCTGAACAAAATGCACTCTCTAAGTTAGCCAAATCTACTGAGTCTGGTGATGGTGCTTCGATGTTTATTACCCACTCTCCATGCTTAGATTGTGCTAAACTCATATATCAGAGCGGGATTAAAAGTGTTTATTATCGTAATACATATCGCTCAGATGATGGCATAAAATTTTTAGAAAAATGTAATGTGAATGTGGAGAAAATATGAATAGACGAAAATTTATTAGAGGCACTGGGTTACTTGGTGGTTTGCTTGGTGGTATTTTCGCTGGTAAAGAAGTGATTGAACGAATTCATACAAAAGAAACTATCGTTAAAGAAATGTTGCCTGCACCAGTAGATGTTGCGGATGTAGATATGCAACCTGTTGGAACAACAATTTTAACTTTACAGGGACACTCAAAGCCTCCAGAACCCCCAAAAGAAATGAATGGCTATACTTTTCTTCCAATCAATCCACAATATGACTTGCAAGTTGGATTGTCAGTTGGTAGAGACAAACGCCTTTGGTTGAAAGTTGATAATGAATGGAGGCGGGTATCACTAGACCCGAATAGTAATGAAGGATAAATTTGTAGGTGAAGTTGTTGAAGTTCTAGAAGATGGTTCTGCTGTTCTTCAGTTGCCTGATGAATTGTGTGAGCAGATGAAATGGTACGAAGGAACAAGACTTGATATCTCTGAAAAAGATGGAACAATCATTTTGAGAAAACTTGAGACTGACTTTTATAATGATGTGAATACTTTCGTTGATGCATGTGATCAAAAACCTTCTGTTGAGAATATAATTCTTTATGCTAATCTCATTGAAGAAGAGTTTACAGAATTTAAAGAATCTAAAACAGAGGTTGAACAATTAGATGCGTGTATGGATATGATTTGGGTAATTCTTGGCTATTGTAAGATGAAAGGCTGGAATGTTTACGGCGCATGGGATGAAGTTGCTCGAAGCAATCTCGAAAAAATCGACCTGCAAACTGGCAAAGTTATCAAACGCGAAGACGGCAAAGTTTTAAAACCAGAAGGATGGACCCCACCAAAACTTGACAACTTTGTATAAATGTTATACAATTATAACATGAGTGATATCAAAGAAATACTTTTAATTCTTCAAGAAGAGTGTGCTGAAGTTATTCAGGCTGTAAGTAAATGCGAAAGATTTGGAGCGAATAATTATAAGCCTGGAAAACCAAAAACAAATAAAGATCATCTAGAAGAAGAATTAGGTGATCTTCTTGCTATGATTGAACTTCTTGAAGAAAAGAATTTTATCAATGGATCTAGTCTACAATTAGCTAAACAAGCTAAGTTCAATAAACTTAAACAATGGAGTAATATTCAAATTGACTAATATTTCTAAAGTTGCAGAATCTCTTGCAGTCAAGTATAATCTATTTCGCGCACAAAAGTATGATTTAGTTTTGCGCGATTATGATAATATGGTCGAGTTGATTGGTCTGATTGATGATCCAACTCTAGATATCCGCGATTTTCAAAATCGTGAGATGCTTTTCCCAAAACGTTGGGTAACCCTTGCAGTCTTCGATGAGACAGAGGAAGTTCCGCAATGAAACTTAAACTCGTGACATTTAAAACCAATCACACAGTTCTCGGTGAAGTCGAGCGTGAGAAAGATCATCTCACTATCAGACAACCAGTTCAAGTGATTGTTCAGCCAACTAAAGACGGTCCCATGATGGGGTTTGTTCCTTTTCTAGAATTCTCTGAAGAATTCAAAAGAGGAATCGTCTTACATTATGATGATGTTCTGTGCATCACAAATCCAGTAGTTGAACTACAAAATCAGTACAATCAATATTTCGGTTCTGGTATTCAAATCGCATCAGCTATTCCTAAAATTTGATGAATAAATTCTACACAAATGTAATTTGTGCAGGAAACAACATTCTCTATCGTGGTGTTGAGAACGAACGGCGTGTAAAGATGAAAATCGGTTACACGCCGACTATGTTTTTACCTGCAAAAAATAAATCTAATTCTCCTTGGAAAAATCTTCAAGGGGAGTCTCTCGAAGAAAACAAATTCGATTCTATTCGAGAGTGTAGAGATTTTGTCAATCGTTTCGATGAAGTAGAAAACTTTAAAATTTATGGGAACACACGATATGAATATGCCTTTATTGCTGATGAGTTCAAAGGAATGGTCGAATGGGACCAGTCGAAGATTAACATTGCAATCATCGATATCGAAGTCGGGTCGGAAAATGGCTTTCCTGACCCATACAAAGCAAATGAACCAATCACTGCAATCTCAATCAAAACCCTTAACGGTAAAATGATTGTTTATGGGTGCGGAGATTTCAACAATATCTATGATGATGTAACGTATATCAAATGCAAAGATGAATGGACTCTTTGTAAAACATTCATTCGAGATTGGTCAGAAAATTATCCTGATGTTATCACTGGCTGGAATACAAGATACTTTGATATTCCGTATCTTGTAAATCGCTTCACCAAACTTCTCGGTGAAGATGATATGAAAAAACTTTCGCCTTGGTCTATGATTAGCGAAAGAAAGCTAACGATTCGTGGTAAAGATACCGTGATCTATGAGATCATCGGCATTTCTTCTCTAGACTATATCGAACTGTATCGCTGGTATGCTCCTGGTGGGAAGTCACAAGAATCTTATCGATTGGATAATATTGCAAACGTCGAGCTTGGTGAAAGCAAATTGTCTTATGATGAGTATGATAATCTCCATCAGTTGTACAAACTAAACTATCAAAAGTTTATCGAGTATAACATCAAAGACGTTGAACTGATTGTTAAACTTGAAGACAAACTAAAACTGCTTGAACTTGGTCTTACTCTCGCATATGACACTAAGTCGAACTATGATGATATCTTCGCTCAAACAAGAATGTGGGATGCAATCATCTACAATTACTTGCTTGAAAGAAATATTGTTGTACCACCGAAAGTCATTGGTGAGAAAGATGAGAGATTCGAAGGTGCATATGTTAAAGATCCTCAGATCGGTCTTCATAACTGGGTTGCATCGTTTGATTTGAACTCTCTGTATCCCCATTTGATGATGCAGTATAATATCTCTCCAGAAACTCTGATCGATCCGAAAGACTATGATCAAGAAATGTTTGATATCATTCATCACGGAGTTACTGTAGATAAACTACTGAACAAAGAAGTGAACACTGATGCACTCAAAACTTCTGGCGTAACGTTGACTCCTAATGGTCAATTCTTCACGA